CTTGTAGAATAATGTCACTATCTGTCTCATCAATAATATTACCATGAATAACAGTGACCTGTGCTTCTGCTTCTTTAACAAAACCAGCCTCGGTGCCATTGTCTGTGAATACTACAAGGTCGCCTATTTCATAACCAGTACCGGCATCGTCAACCAAAACATCAGAAACCGAACCCGTCTGAATGTCTCCGACAGTTGCACTAACATCACCACTACCAATCAAAACTGATGAGTCTAGATCAATCTCATCACCAGATTGATACAGTGTTCCATCATTTGTAATTGATACTGTACTGTTTATCTGCCTAATAATAAAGTTAAAACGAACATCTTGTACAGAGGATGTTGCATAGATAGTCTCGTCAGCTTGAAATGACCCCACCACACTTGAAATCTGAACTTCAATATAAGATACACCACCGGCAGCTGTAAAAATTGTAACGTCTTCAACAAGAGCAGTTGCGCCCGAATTCTGACCTGTAATAGATTGTCCAATAATTTCACTAGGAACAGATGAACCAACTGTTGAACAACGAAGAATTGTTGGTTCGTCCCAATCAGCATCAGAGACTCTTAACATATATTGGTTAGGATAGAATACCTCGGCATTCTCATCCAGAAGAATTTTCATAAAGAGTTTTGCACCCTCTTTTGTACCCTTCCGTCGATACAACTCACGAATATGTTTTTCTAGGTTTCTCTTGTCAATTCCCGTAGCAAGATTTGACGGAATAGCTTCCATGAACGATTTACGAAACTGTTCAATAAAGTCATAGATAGTATTATCGATATCAGCATAGGCCAACATCTGTTGAATATTCTGTACGGGGTTTGCACGATACCGTGTAACTGTTCCAGATGCACCAGAGGTTCCACCAGTTATAGTTTCACCAGTTTCAAACAGCTGTTGAGAGGATATAAACAGTCTTGGGTTTTCATTACCAAGGTCTTCAACAAGAACAGTAGCAGTCGCATAAGATGTGCCACCTGTAATTGTCTCACCCGCAATAAACTTACCTGTTGAGCCAGAACCAACTTCTGTAACAACGAGTGTCCCATCTTCACTAAGAAGGTTGGTAGATGTCTCAACTTCTAGCAGAATGTTGTCGATGTTAACATCAACTCTAAGTTCACCCGCCTCTAGAAACTGATAATAATGTTTTAGAAATAAAGAAAACTTCGGATGGTCTTCAGCAATGAAGTCGGGTAACTGTCCGTCAATTTGGCTACTGAGTTTGTTTTCTAGAGTTGGGGTCCAAGCTAAATCAAAAGGTGGCATGATTAATAACTCGACGTTGATGCGATACTAGGGGTTGTAGTAAATGTAGAACTACCACCTCCGCTATTAACTGCAATGGTATCTTGATTAGCACTGATTGTTGTATTAACTGTATCTATTTCAAGTATCTGATTTCTTTTACCCACAATATCATTAGATGATGGAATAGCAGTAAATCTAATCGCAGATGATACACTACCATCTACATTCGATACTGTAGTTATAAAAATAGGACTAACTGACAACACACCAGTTGCATAATCAATAGTTCCAGCAGTAGATGAAAAATATGTTCGCACTCCACTCACTGAATAGTAAATGCGAAGATTTCCCGCGCCATCGTCATCAAAGAACATCTCATTTGTATTACCAGAGACAAAGAACCCTGTCGATGCAATAACACCACCAGATGCAGAGTTGTGGCCAGAGTGTGGATTGTACAGTGCATTTCCAAAGTTAACCGTGAACGAATATGAACCAGCAGTATTCGGTGTGTAGAGAGAAGCTAGAGACACCGTGGTAATATTACTAAGTATCGACGGGTCTGTATCATCAACCAAACCTGTAAACTGAGAGTGGCGGAACACTGAACTGAAAACCTTTAGATTGTCATTATTAAACGAGGTCACAGTTTTACTAACTAAGGACTCAATAGCTTCTTTTGAACTAGATGTTGCATTAGTATCATATTTGAAATTAACATTAAGAATTAGATTAAGTGTTTCTGGGTCAACAACCACAGGAGTAATAGATGCAACAGTAAATGGTGCCAAGTCTGTGACCAACTGAGCCTTCTGAACTTCATTCAGATTTAGTCCTGTAGTTGACTTAACACTAATGAAAACTTTACCATACTCTGCAATGTCTGACACACCAGAAACATCATTGAACGAACCATCCTCACCACCCCAGACAGAAACCGCTTGAGTGTTTACAAACAACTGTTTAACATATGTCTTATAATCTTCTGTTGTAACACACCTTCCCTGTGATGCATAATCTAGTGGTGCGTTGTACTTGATGGACTCAATACTTTCTGGTTCTGATCCACCAGCAGAATTTGAGACAGTGACAACATTAACACTATTGACCGTATCAATTGCAGTAGAAGAGGTAAATGTGCTTGCACCGTTAGCTGCACCCTTGTTGGTCACAACATATTGCATAATAATAATGTTACCATCTTCTATCGCAGAACCCAGAATACCGTCACCAAAATATATTTCATATTGACCGCCCTCAACCTCTTGAATAAAATATACATTCGATGTAGAGGTTAGTCCAGCAATATCTGTTGCTTGAGTAAATGTTGTTTGTATAGTATCTGTTGCAGAGTTTTGAACCACAACCGAAAGAGTTGTAGTGTCTGCACGATTATCATTAATTAGAAATCTTTGTTCAACATTCTGAGTGTCAGCAACATATCGACTTGAAACATAACTACCCTCATAAATTCTAATATTATCAAAGACAATAGTCGAACCTCTGTTAAATGCCACAGCTTCAGCTATAGTTACAAACTGATAAGATACATCATCCACACTAGCACTGAACACCGTTCCTGCTGGCATCGTTGCGCTTGCATTCGTTGTGTTAAGAAAAATGTCAACAACCGCATTAGATGCTTTTGCAGAACGAGTGGTGTAACCCAATGTTTTCGCATGAGAAACCACACTCGACCTCAACTGAGAAGAGTCAAGGAACATCTCGTTTGCAAGCATGTTCGCGTTGAAACCAAGGTAGTGCGTATTGTATGCAAGCACATCTAAAAGAGCAGATAGACCAGAACCTTCGAAGTCATAGTCCTTGAACTCTGTCTGATTTCGCATGAAAAGTTTTAGGTTATCCTTAACCTCATCAAAGTCAAATTCTGTTACACTGAGTCGCTGTCTGTTTGCTGCCATTATCGTAATCTCTCTAATAGAACTTCCATGTTGACAAGTTCTGTGGGTGCGTTGACAACATAAAACTCAATTGAAACATTATATGCATTGTTATCAAGATTAGGTATGGCTCTAACTCCAACGAGTCTAGCCCTTGGTTCAAAGTTTTCAATCACCTCTTCTATCTTCATGGTCAGAACATATGCGGTGATAGGAGTCATAGGCTCAAATAGAATATCTCTCACACCAGAACCAATTTCGGGATGAAAAGGTTTCTCATAGAAGTTGGTTAGAACAAGATTTCTGACAGATCGTTTGACTGCTACAAAATCTGTCACCTTGTTGATATCGTTTGTTCCCGTCTTAGGCCCAAAAAATAAATCTATATCGGAATACAGTTGAGCAGCGCGTTCTTGTCCCTGATATGTACCGTCAGTATATGCGTCTTTAGCGCCCATGAGCATTCCTCTTTAGTATTATTTATACATTTTCAGATGTATTTTGTTTCATGATATAAGGTTTATTAAACTTCCAAACGTCCTTTGCGTTTACACGAACAAATGGTTTGTTTGTCTCATTTGTATTTGGGTTAGGAATTGTCAACATGACATTCTTACCCTTCTTAAATGCACTAACTTGATTAGTTGTTCGTGCAAGATTATTCTGCAAGTAATCCCTACGAAGTGCTTTACTCAAATCTTTGCTTACGTTGTTGCGTTCACCCTTTGATGTTTGTGTCGCTCTTGATTTTTTCTTTCCCATAATATAACTCCTTTTATATGTTTGTATTTATACTGCAATGTCAGCATCATAATTATCAAGATAGGAATACGATATATACGCTGCGTATCCACCGAACCTTTTATTCAAATTAGCATCTTCAAAAAAAACATTACTATTATTAATCCTTGCACTAAACTTATTTTTTTCAACCCATACGTTTCCGTTATCACCCCTTCGGCGACCTAAACTTTTAACACTGGTAACATTGCCGGGGTGATCACCCTCAAGTTTGATGGAAGAGTCAAATATAATAGAACCATTTTTTACTTCAGGCTTAGCAAATCCTACAGAATTTCCATAAACTAGAACCATGTGTGGACCGAACTCAGATTCATAATACGGTGGACGGCCTGATTGAAACCATTCTTTTATCTGACCAGCAAGAACTGGATTTCCCGCAGCGATACTAGAGTTTGTCGGAGTTATGAGAAAATCTCGGATTGCAAATTGAGGGTATATATAAATTTCTTTAACGGCCGTTGGTGTGTGATGTAATTTTGTAAACTCTAACAGAAAACCATCTGATGTTTTTATGTCTGCAAATTTTACATATTCACGAGCATGTTTGGTTTTATGTATAAACCCACCGCCGGATACGACATTATTTCCCTTTGCCGGTTCAGCAGCTTTGGTAGTAGTGGACCCACCACCTTGAACAGAGACTTCTTTTGTAACTTTCGTGACTTTAAATGCTCCAGTATCTTCTTCGGGTGGTGTGGGACTAACATCAAAATCAACAGTTTTCTGTTCTATTTCAACTTTATCTTTTTCAACTTCTTCATTCTGAACTACCACAGATGTAGTTTCCGGTTCTGCTGGTTTGTCCGGTTTTTTAATTGCTGGTGGTTTCTCCACTGCTGGTTCTGTGCTTCCTGCTTCTTTTTCAAGATTGGGAACGACTTTACATATTGCATCACTGGCTGCAGATGATAAAGAAACAAGAGTTTCTAAAGTCAAACCCTTTGCTTCAATATCATCTTTAAATTCCAAAGCAATTTTAGCAGCTGCAAGAGCATAACCTACACTGCCCGGAACCTGAGATAAAAGACTTCCAATTTCTGCCTGCAAATTCAACTTAGGTAAAGTTGGTATTGAAACAGTTTGTAGTTTGGACTTTAAAGAATCAATTTCATTCTGCGCTGTAGAGAAGGCAGCTGCCGCAGCAGATGCAGAATCATCAAGTTTACTTTCAATCTCTGTCTTTGCATCAACAAATTTTGATAATATATCATTCAACTCTTTACTTGCACCGCAAAGATTGCCGTTTGCAAAATCAACCATACCTAACCTCCTGCAAATACATTGGAACTTCCAGCAGCAACAGAAGTACATCCACTGATACCATCTCCAATTCTACCAGCACCTTTATCGTTGACAAAGACAGTCGATGAACCCGTTGCAATTGGTGCTGCATGTGATGGACACGGTGCGCCGGGCAGAAGATGTGTGGTATTATTATCACCCTGTCTCGACCATGCAATATTATTCACAAACACAGTTGGTGATCCTTCTGCTCTTACTGGAGTGGAACAGTGTGTAACATCTGCATCGCCAATTCTAGTTGCTGCGGGCACGTTCTTTCTCCATCAGTTCTTGCAGTCTCTCATTCCATACTGCCATTGCTTCATGTTGTTCATCAGTGTGATTACCATCTTCACCTTCTGGTTCTGGTGTGTCTGGCATAAACTTGATAACATTTTCGAAATCTTCTGGTATGTCTTCGTATTTATTATAAGTAACCAGTTCTCCATTCACTATAAATTGAAATTCAGCCATTAGTTCAAGTCAATCCTTGCACCGTTAATTGCTACGTTACCTGTAGATGTATGAGTCCATGTCGTTCCTGTGGTTGAAGTCCATGCCGTACCAACAGTTTGTGTTAGTGTTGTCTCTGGATTAATGGTCATTGCAGCTGCAGACTTCATATTAAGTGTATCGCCAGACTTAATAGACACAATACCTGATATAGTTGACTGCGAAATATTACTGTATACACTTAATAGATAATCAGAAGATGATGTTATGTAGATACCTGATCCTGTTGGGTTTGAATCCATTTTTTTACCACACACTGCCATCGTATATTGACCAGCAATAATCTCCCATTTAGATTTCTCAGAGTTGATAACTACGTCACCACCAATGCGACCATTGACATCTTCGTTAATGTTGTAAGCATGATTACCAACAACTTCCTCTTCACGGTTACCGCCGGGGCCTCTTGGATGCTTATCGTTTGCTGCGCCCACCTTGACACGATGGTTCTTGTGAATCTTCTGAAAGAAATCTCCTTCTATCTCCTGTATATAATCACCCTTGATAAGTTCTCGCACTGAACCCTCAACTGTGATGTTCTGTGAACCCTTAATAACGATGTTCTCACTACCAACCACAATCTCGTAGTTATCTCCAATAATTTTGGTGACAACAGAGCCGTCGGGGTGTATCTCTTCAAATGTTCCCGCCATGTGTTGACGAAACATTCTTTCTGCGCCCGGACTGTCATCAACTTCCGTAATGTGACCAGACTCAGATTCAAATACATGGTTGTAGGGATAGACACCAGAAATATATGGGTTTGCATTCTCAATAATACCTTTAGGGTTTGGTTCTTCCCAGAAACCCCGTGTTTCCTGTACAGCTTCTTCAGATACGTTTTCTAAAAACGGTTTAGTTGCAGTGGGGATACCTGTATGTTCTGCTTTCTTTGGATCAATCTGTCCTTGATAATAACTCAAATCATCAACGTAAGTAGTAGGATCACCACGATACCGAGACTTCCTACGCTTGATCAAAGAGTTATGTGATTCCGAATCCTTACCTCTTGCGAGTCGATTTGTATCTGGTTCACTAATACTGTGGCCACTGTGTTTTATTTCGCCGGGGTAGGGCCCACCAACTTTGGGATCGTTTGCAAACCTTTCTTGAGGAGACTCATCACCGCGAGGATCATTAAACCCTTTGTTATAATCTGCCGCTGCTTCAGGAACCCCCGGCAACGAACCCATGATAACAGGTTGCTGTCTGTCAATATCTCGAAAAAAACCAACAACCCAAGAACCTTGTGTAAGAAATGTGGGTGTATGTCCCAATCCCTGCATAGAAGGATCAGTTACGGGGTGCATCACATGCGCCCACGGTAAATCTGTAGTTTTGACTTCAGCTAAATTTTCGCTATGTCGTCCAAGAACACGAACACGGACCCTGCCCAACTGAGAAGGATCGTTCCTATCTTCAACTACACCAACAAACCAACTGAAACCGTCTTTACCCATGAAATCTTGCATGGAACTATTTATAATAGTTTAATGAAGGTCTGGATCGCGCCCTAGACGTTTCTCTACAGGTGACCAATTGTACTTCAGTATTTCAAGTTTCTGGTCTGGATTTTGCAGCTGCAATTGTTGAAGAACCGAATCTGCTTCCTCTTTATCCAATTGTTCTACCATCGTAGACACAATCTTGTACTTAATCATGACGAATTTGGTTTTGCGATTATCAAATGCGTTCTGTCAGGTCCACAATTAACAAAAGTGTGTAGAATTGTAGTATCAACCTCATAGACACAACCATCAGCAGGTATGTGAATTACTTCATTCAACGTAGGAAAAATAAAGTATGCATTTGGATTAGTTATAAGAGCCACATGATAACGAGGGGAATTATCCTTATGAACAGAATTGGTTGTGCAGGAACTTCTATGAATAATCCTAGAACGTATGCCATTTACATCACGGATAATGTCAGCAAAAACCGTGCCTTCATAAGCTTCATTTAATATTTTGTATTCTTCTTGTTTCTTTCTGAAGCGTTTCTGATAGAATGCATAGTTCTCATCATTCGCACGCCAGTCCTTAATCTCCAAATCCGGCGGCGTACCAAGTCCATCTGTATATGGATTAACTACACCATTATTACTGCGAGCGTCTGACGCATTTTGCGTACTCCGTTGTATACTAGTCTGTCGATTATGCCTGCTATATACACCAGTACCCCTTTCTTTATCACTATCCCACAGTCTATCGCCTAGGCGCATCTGTATGAGTTCCCATTCAATTAGACACCTATCCAAATCATAACAGTGATTTGTTTTTCTTATTGGATAATCTTTCATAGTGAGTTATTTAGACAGTTCCAATCAATTCATTTGGAAGAATGTAATCAAAATTTGCAATACCAGAAGCATTGCCCTTGGTAATTTCGATATAGACAGAGTTCAAAGACTTTTCCTTGAAGGGAACATACTTCTTCAACTTCTTGGACTTGTACAGAAACACTCCATCCTTCAACTTAATGTCATCATACGAGTCCTTATCAGAACCAACGGCAGTTAGAGTTCCGGTAAGAATTTCACCGTAGTCGCCGTTGTATACAACTTCATCACCGATATTCATAGTTCTTCTCCATAATTGAACATTTTATAAACCATATTAACATACTAATTTAAATAAGTCAATAGCTATTTTGCAATTAAGTTCTCTTTATAGACACTTTTTAAACCAAGTGCTTCTGTATTAAACTTAACCAGATTACAAAGTGCATCTTTAGTAATGAATGTCATTAGAACGTCTCGCTGTCGATTTCCATCAACACCAATCTTCCATTCATACTTACCAACCTTCTTC